TACAAACTGCAAGAACCAGATGGCAGTGCTATCAGACCAACCAAGGTCAAAAACAGCGTGTACGGGCTTTGTGGCGTCAAATGGAACCCGGCAGATGCGTCCATCCTTTTCAGCCTGCTGCATTTCCTTGGCAAAGATAGCCCCATCTACCGTCTGGCGGCACAAACCTTCCCAAACCTGGTTATACGATTCTTCATCCCTTTGCTTGAGCGAATCCTTCTCCAACCGTAGCGTTTCGGGAAACCAAGGGTTGTCTGACCAGTTCACCTTGATCTGGATGCAGTCATCAGGCGGATTGACCACGAAGCGCTGGTAAGTCTCGTCTGTTTCCAACTCAGGATTAAAGCTGACCCATATCTCGCTTTTCTCTTTGCGGATCGTTGGAATCAATACGTTCCAGGACAGGCGGCTGACCGTCTGCGCTTCTTCTACCCAGCAAACGTCTACGCCTTCAAATGACTTGATGTTGCTGATGTTGTTCTTCAGACCAGCAAATGCGAACTCAGTGCCGTTTGCGCCTCGTATGCTGGCCTGCGTGATCTCGTAAAAGCTGTGTAGGCCCAATGCCTCAATCTGGTCGCACAGGAGCTTGTGTACGCTGTCTTTGATGCTGGTCTGGTACTCACGGGCGCAAAGTATGCGGATTGGCTCCTTGGCCCCTTTAATCAGCAGCGCTCGAGCAATGCCCCAAGACTTAGCACCGCCCCTGCCGCCGTAGCAAACCTTGTACCGACTGCGCTGGAACAGGCTTTGCAGTTTGAGAGGAAACTCTGCTTTGACTTCACTCATTAGGCTTTACGAATGTGACCTGGATGCCTTGCAGCGCTTCACCGTCTTTGCCGGTTATCTCTTGCTTGACAGTCTCGGCCCATCGCAGCTGCGTCTTTGTCCACCAGATCAATGCCGTGGTGTCGCCGCTGGTTGCCTTGTCAAACAGTGTCCTGGCTATCTGGCCATTTGCTTTTGCTTTGCCCAGGTCTAACTCAGTGCGGTAGTGCTTGCGGAGCGTCTTATCGTCTATCCCAACCAATATAGCTATCTGCTCGTGGGGCAAGCCTAACCCGCTGGTGCTTTCAACCAGGCGTTGCTTTTCAAAGGTGACTTCATGCTCAATCATTTTATATAGGGGAAATCATTGAATAAATGAGTTAAGGCTGTTCTGTTGCTGGTCTTGCATTGCAGCACCAACACCAATTGCCCCAATCGGAGGAATGCTGCCGTAATATAACTTGCGCCAATCAGTTGGAGCCATTACCGGGTTATCAGCTTGTGTGTAACCAGCTTGCTTGTGAGCAGTTAAGGCATCACGCATTTCTGTCCAGGACTGCCTTGGCAATGATCTGTAATCAGGATGGGCAAACTCATGGGGTTCTATGCGCTGGCGGTAAATGTCCCACTTGCGCCACTGCTCTGGGAACAACTCCAATTCGGGGTTCATACCCCTGGACTCATCTACATAGTCAACCACTCGTTTGTAAAAAGGGTTGAAATCCTGTATTTGTTTTGGCTCATACGCCAATTTGTCAGGCGTTGCAATGTCTGGAATTGCATTTAATTCACCAGATTTTGTCCGATACGTTTTTGCCAATGATGAACCACCAATAACGTCAATTGCTGCATCTTCAACCTCTTGGGCAGGTTTTTCTAAAATTGCTGTTTTGTTTGGTTCTACTTTTAATTTTCCTGCCATCCGTTTGACAAACGCTTCACCAACTACTGGGTCATCCAACATCCTCTCATATGAATGACGAATCATATGAAGGTCGACTGCTGACGTATTGGCCTTTTCCAAATTTAACCAAGGGGTTCCAAGTGATGCTGTTTTTGGGCCTAGCCCAGGCACTTGGTTCATTACCCTGATGGTCACATCGCGCATTGTTTCTCCAGGGGCCATCTGGAACATTTCTGGTTTTTGCAAAATCAACTTTGCCAACATCGCCTGGTTGCCCAGATTGGCAGTACCTAACACGCCCATGCCGCCTCGAGCAGCTGCTTGCACTCCCGTTTGCTCTTGTGCTGTTCTACCTAGTCCAGGCTCATCGACTCGCCCAGCCAATGCCTGCAACTCATCCATGTTGGTTAAACGCATCCGTTGCGCTAAAAATTCGTTGGGGGTCAGCGGTGCATTTGGGGACAACAAAGCAAAATTTAACCGATTGAAAACGTCAACTTGATCTGGGGTTTCTACTTTGTGCGTCCGAATCAATTTTTTCATCAACGCATCGTGGGTTTCTTTTGGCAGTGATGCTGGGTCAATATTGTTGGCTTTCATCCAAAACATATCAGGAATTGTAAATGTGCCTTCCAAACCACCTGGTATCTGAACTTCACGCTTGCTGGTCAAATCAGTAATCCCTAACGATTTGGGTTCAGTTAGCGTCATGTTTACGCCATGTTTTTCGCCCCATGCTTTCCATTCTTCATTACTAGCATTTGCACCAGGCGTTGTTGCTGGCTCTGCCCTCATCCTGGTTCTGGTTAACAATGCATCATCAACCACTGATCTAGGAATTACTCCAGTCATCTTGAATGCTGGATTTGTCAAAATTGAATCGGCAATGTCTTCTTCACCATTAACAACTTTCATTAAATCAGATTTTTTTCTAACAACACCAGTTTTTTCAATTTTTGCTCTAACTGAATCTAATGCTTGCGTTTTTTCTTTAGTTGATAAATCCAAAAATGCTTTGCTTTTCATTGCCTTCGCTTGAGCAGAAAGCACTTTTTGTTCTGTAATTGAAGTTAGCAACGCTTCTGGGCTGTCCATCATGCCAGCTAAAGACATTCCTGGCTCTTTTGCGTTAAGCATCAACCCCTGGCGCTGCAAGTAACCTTCTGCCATGCGTCCAGCTGTCGGCCCTAGTGCTTTGACGCCTGCGGCTGCTGGTTTGGCAAAAGGCATCAGTTGCAGTGCCGTACCAAGCGGAAACCCTATCTCAGCACCTGCTCTGACTCGGGCGGTGTTTGGGTCTAACACGCTGCCGCCCATCTCGTCTGGTGCCATGCCCATCAGCCCACCCAGACCACCATAGACCTCGGGGTATTGTTCGCGCAAGGATGGCTGTGCTGGACGCTGCAACATTTTTGCGCCCATGACACTGCGGTTGGGAAGAAACGTACTCAGGCGGTTGTCAGCCATGATTCTTAAAGAAGTTGCTTACTTGCTTTTTTGATACTTTGCGCTGGTTGATTTTTTCCAGCATCTTGACGCCGTAGCGTTTGACAGCATCTTTCTTGATGACGTACTCGCCATCTTGCAGGCCACCGTAGCCATCGTCTTTACCTGGGCCTGGCTGTATCAAGTCTTTCAACTGTACCCTGCCGCCGTGGGCATACGTTCCACCAAAGCCCATTGTGTCTGCACCGCCAGTAACGCCGCCAAAATTACCCGTGTTTCCCATGTTGTCCGAGCCGCCATAAGAGTTGCCAAAATTACCAGCCATGTTAGGCAAAGATACTCCGGTAAGTGATGACGGTGCTATTAAGTTACCAACTACCGCTGCTGGGGCTGCGTTGTAAGCGGCTCGGGATGCCTCAACAAATGCAGCGTCGCGGCTAAAATTTGGATTGTTTCGGGCTTCCGCAGCAGCAAATGCAGCATTGGGATTAAAAGTGCCACCTAATCTATCTGCGGCTGGCCCAAACCCTCCAACGCCACCTTCGTATGGGTTAGGATCAAAAATTGCCGCAGGCGCAGGGCCGTACTCTGGGCCAGCTTGGCCGTACGCTGGCGTGTTAAACGACAACCTATCCATGCTGTCATCAGCGTAGGGGCCGTACTGTGGCGCATTCATGTCGGCTATTTCAGACGCCCTAAATTGATCTTGCGCCCGTTCCCTAGCGTCCCGACTTGGCGCAAGCTGCGAAGACTCGTAGGCGGACAGACCTGCGTTAGCTAACCTTCCAATGTTGAACGCTGTGCCAATGCCTGGAACCATGCCCAGGCCAAAACTCAGGGCAGGCGACATATTGTTATAAAAATCACGCCAATTAGACCTGTCTTGCGCTGGGCCTAATCCAAGTGCATCAGGGCCAGCTGGTCTACCGTAATCAGGATTTACAGAGTTTTGATAACTGCCGCCACCCATCTGTTGCTGTTGCTGCATTTGCTGCCGGAATTGGCGTATATCCCTGCTGGCAGGCAGCATCTGGCTGATAAGGTTTTGGCCCGGAAACATTAGCTTGCGCTATGAATAATTGCAAAGTTGAGCACTACTGCCTCAGAGTATGAAGTAGCAGCAGTCAGGTTTCGCAGCGTAATTAAAGCAGAACCAGCAACCATGTAAGACACATAAACAACATACGCACCAGCGGCACTACCAGTGGTATTGCTTCCGACGTTCACAATCATTGTGTCCTTGGCGCTAATCGTGCTGTTGGTCAGAACAAACGAAACGGCAGTGGCTCCAGCCAAAGCTGCGTTGTT